AATTCATTGTATCCTAATACTATGATTACATTGAATACTTCACCCGAAACTAAAATGGGTAAGATTTTATCAATGGATAAGAATGGGGTGTCTATTCGTAATAGTGATGGCGTTGTAGTAGATTTTAATTTAACAGATTTTAAAAATTATTTACATAGAGAAAAGATAGCCATATCTAAATCTAAAGTTTTATTTTCACAAAAACGTAAAGGTGTTTTACCGGATATGGTGGATAAGTTTTATAAAAACAGGAAAAAAGTTCAAAAGTCTATAAAAGAAATTAAAAAAGAATTGAGCCAGATAGATAAGATTATTGCTTCTCGGAAGACAACATAATCAAATCTTTTCGGCTTATCATCATATGATTTAATACCAGAACGTGTTTTTTAATTTTTCTACAATATACTGGTCTGTCTAATTTTTTCTTTATACAATTTGATATACCAGTTCTGCCGAATCCTTCTTTAGTTAAATCTATTAAAAATCCAGATTTTATTACGTTGTCTTCTACAATTTTTAAAGTGACATAAACTCTTTTTGTACAGTATTCGCTAATATATTTATTGTGTTCTAAGAATTTTTTTCTTTTTTCCTCGGATCTGTTTTCTATTGATATTTTCCATGATTCTTTTCTTTTATTGTCGATTTCTTTTTTCTTTTCTTTTGAAAATTGTGATCTAGTTATTGCTGATTTAATAGATCCGATTTTTCTTGATTCTGGTGTAGATCCTTCTAGAACTTTTTTTCCGTGTAATTTCCTTTCTTCTGGTGTCATTTTCGAGAAATATTCTTTTTTATGAGAAGCGTTTCTTTTTTTTGCATCTTCTGTTTTATTGGGATGATCTACTCCATATATTTTTTCCCAAGTGTTTTTTCTTTTTTCCAAATTCAAAAATTCTCCATATTCTTTTCCTGTTTTTTCAAAAATGGTTTTTTTCCTTTTTTGGAAGATTTCTTTTCTTTCTTCTGGTGAGAATTCGCATTCAGGGAAAGATCCTAGTCTTGGTATTGAATGATTTAGCCATTTTTCGTCTTTTTTTATGTCTTCTGATACGGATTTAAGATAATCTATTTCGTTTTGTACTAAACTTTCTCCTTCGTATACATATTTGATTATGCTCTTTTTGAATGTGTTTGGGTTTCTTTTAGATTCCATTTTCCATTCGATAGAAATTTCACAACCTTTTTTACTGGGAGATCCAAAATAATTATTCCATTTTAATTTGCTTGAAATTTTCTTCGAACCAGCATAAGATAGTCCTTTTAACTTAGGATTGTCTCCTGTATAATCAATCCTATAAATAAAACCTATAATTTTTTCGTTTAACATATTAATAGTATTTATGGATAACTGGTCAATTTCACAATTAGAAAACAGAAAAAAAGAATTGGAAATTCGTTTAAATAAACTGGACACTAAACAACAAGCGATAAAGCGGTTTCTGAATAGTACATATGGAGCATGCTCCAATAGATATTGCCCTATAGGAGACTTGGATATAGCCGAATCGATTACTTTAACTGGACAAGCATTAATTAAACAATCCAGAAAAATATTCAAAGATTTCGTAAAGGAAAAATATGGAGAAGATAAATTTACCGAAGAAGAATTAGAAAATAAAATTATTGCTAATGATACAGATTCAGAGTATCTATCGTTTGATGGGTTGTTGAAAAAGTTTAGCGAAAATGGTTTAATAACAGAAGAAGCCTATCAATTAGCGGAAGAATTCGAGAAATATCTAAATTTGAATATCAATCAATGGGCAATTAAAACCTTAAACACAAATGACAGTCGTTTTGAATTTAAACGTGAGGCTATGTGTGATTATGGAATGTTTCTGGAAAAGAAACGGTATGTGCTTCATGTATTAGATAAGGAGGGTATTCAATGTAATGAATGGAAATATACTGGAGTTGAAGTCGTGAGTACTAAAATGCCCAAGTCTGTTAAACCATATGTGAAGAAGATTATTCAAAACATGATCTCTACTAAAGATGAATCTAGTACAAATGATATATTAAAATCTGTATATGAATTATTTTATAATATGGATGAAAATGAAATATCAATTGTTTCTGGAATAAGAAATATGGAGAAATATGAAGAACAATGTGATGGGTTTTCTACGTGTAAAAATATGCCATGGCATGTAAAAGCTGGTTATTTTTATAATATTTTATTGGAAGAAATGGGTTTAACTAAAAAATACGAGAAAATTGTAAGTGGTGATAAGATTAGATTGTTTTATGTGGAAACTCCTAATCCATATGGAATTAGTGCAATTGCATATAAAACTAGATATCCTAAAGAATTTAAAGAATTTTTAAAACCAGCAATTGAAGTTATGTTTGAAAAAGACATATATAAATGTATTGAAAGGTTTTACAAAGTGATGAATTGGGTTCCTAGAAAACCAACAGAACAATTAATGTGTACTTTAGATGATATACTTAGTTGATTTTTTTATGTACATTATTAAATTGATAATGTATTATGAAATTAATTACATTTATCGATTCAATTGGTCGTGCAATTCTAGCTGAAGAATCTAAATCTAACGATAAGATTCTTACTGTTAAGAACCCAGTAATGATTAACGTTAACCAGCAACAAAATGGACAGTTGCAAGTTCAACTTATTCCATTATTCTTTTCTGAATTTGTTGATCAAGCTACTCGTTCAGAAGGAACTTTGTGGTCATATCAAAAGTCTTCACTTGCACTTGGCGAAGTAAATATTGATTCTCGTTTACAAGAGCAATATACTAGGATTTTTACAGCAGCACCACTAATTCCAGAAGTAGCTGGTGAATCTGTAATTAAGCTTTTTGATGAATAAAAAGTTTGTTGTTCGGTATGTATAAGTCAAAAAACCTCTAGAAGAAATTCTAGAGGTTTTTTGTTGACTAATTTTCTGTGTATGTTAAGATGGTTTCCTATGGAAAAAGATATACTTAAAGCTTTAGATATTTTAGATGAAGGAAATCCATTTGCTTCTTTTCTAGATAAATCAACCCTTAGTAGGGTTGATAAATGGATTAGCACTGGCAGTTATGTATTAGATGCTATTATTAGTGGTAAAATGCGGAATGGTGGTATTCCAAATGGACGTTTGACCATGTTGTATGGTGAAAGCATGACATACAAAAGTTCTTTAGTTCAAAAGATTTTAGCAAATGCCCAAAAGGAAGGTATGATTCCTGTTGTTTTTGATTCGGAAAATGCTATTGATCCAGAAGGAGCAGAACGTTTAGGATTAGATATTAGTAAAGTAAAACACGTTCCAATTTTTAATATCGAACAATGTCGAAATAGTGTTCATAAATTTTTAACAGGAGTTAAAGAAAAGGGATTAGAAGGTAAGTTTATTATTGCAATTGATTCATTAGGTAATTTAGAAAGTGCATTAGAAACAGCTAGGATTGAGAAAGATTCTACTAGTGTAGACATGGGAACTAGGGCTAGAGCTATTAAAACTCTATTGCGTACATGCACCCAAATGTCTGCTATTACCAAGACTCCAATTATTATTACGAATCATCTTTATGATAATCCGGGTGATTTACATCCAACGTTAGTGAAGAGTATGCCGGGTGGTAAGGCTTGTGTATACTTGCCTAGCGTTTCCGTACAATTAATGCGTAAACCAGTTAAAGAAGATGCAGTTAAATCCGAGACTGGTACTACAGCAGTATCACAACGTAATTATGTAGGTATTATTGTTCGTGCATTAACAGCTAAAAATCGTTTTGTTAAGCAATATCTTGAAGGAGAACTTTATGTTTCTTTCACGAATGGTGCTGATAAATATCATGGATTATTGGAATTAGCTGTTGATCTCGGTATTATTCAAGCTTCTGGTCCTACTTATTCGTACAATGGAGAAAAATTAGGTTTTGCTAAATCATTTATTAAAAATGCTGATTTTTGGGAAGAACAAATTATTCCAAAGATTGAAGAAAAGATTAAAGTAGAATGGGCTTACAGTTCAGATCAGAATAAAGAAATTCAAAAAATGGAAACTGAAGTGGAAGGAGATGACGAAAATGAATAATATCGAACAAATTACATCATTAATTTTTAATGAAATGATGTCTTCTGGGAAAAATGTTATTGTCAATAACGACGGTAATGTCCTTCATGTGAAGGTTGGAACAGCAGAAACTAGAATTTTAAATTGGCAGTCAATGACTCCCGAATCTATTATTCAAAACGTTAAAAGCTTAGTATTACGAGAGAATTATAACGGAGACGTTCTCCTACACGGATAGCAAAAAGGGCACCTTTCGGTGCCCTTTTTCTTTTAATAAGAACGATAACGTTCTTCAATTAAGAACTTATGCTGTCTTGATTTAATATAATTTTCTTTTAGTTGTTTATCAACTTGTTTAGCAGTTAATTTAACGGATTCTTTAGTAATATGTTGACCACCGATTCGTTGATTATTATCGCAATCGCATTTTGAAGTCTTTTTAACAGCTTCTGCATCTTCAGCTTGTTCTGGAACAGACATCTCAAAATCCATTTCATCTGTATCACCAGAATCATCTGAAGCTTGTGCTTCTCCTGACATTTCAAATTCTTCTCCTTCTGATTCTTGTGAAGGTAATCCTGCTGAAAGATCTGAAATTTGATCACCTGATTCCTGACGGGCATCTTCGATACCTCCTTTTAATTCAGGGGCGAATTTACCATTTGTTACTTCTTCCGAATTAGCAATACGAATGATATCTTCATCAGCAATTTCATTAATATCAGTATCATCACCCTTTTCTCTACGAATAATTTCGGAAATTTTACCTACTACATAAGTAGGAGAATTGCCCAAAGATGTTCTACGGAAGAGGTTTGAAATGCGTTGTTTTAGTTCATCGGTATGGAGTCTACCTTCATTTAACAGTGAACGATTAGCCCAACCTAGACGATTAATAATACTCATAACATTATTTATTGAAAATCAGATGTTTTTCTGGTAAAATACTTATATGAATCCGAAAGTAGCATTAGTATCTTGCACCAGAAAATTACAACAAGAAGCAAATTCATTACCACTTTACAGATCTTGGAAAGATGGTTTAAATACACCTAATTATAAATTAGATATAGTATGGGATAATGAAGACGGAATGCCAACGGTATATAACCGTAAATTACAAGAGTATAAAAACACAGATGTGGAATTTGTGGTATGTGTACATGATGATGTATATATTGACGATCTTAAACTATATGAGAAATTAAAACAAGCTAATGGATTAGGATATAGTTTGATAGGTTTGGCGGGAGGCTTAAATCCTAGATTAATTGATCCAGCTTTATGGCATATAATGGTAGAAAGAAATCAGCAGAGAGGAGAAGTTGCTCATCCTGCTGGTAATAATAATCAGACTATGACAACTTCATTTGGTCCAACACCATCTAGAGTTGCAATTATGGATGGATTGTTTATTGCTGTGCATATGCCATCGGTTACTAAAACTGATTGGAAATTTAATGAAAACTACTCATTTCATCATTATGATATTTCTAGTTGTATTGATGCTAATAGGAAAGGTTTGAAGTTGGGTGTGTATCCTATACATGTAATACACAGTTCACCGGGTTTATTATCGATTCATGATAAAATGTGGGCAGCTAGTAATGAAAAATTCTTAGAAGAGTATAAACAGTAGAAATTTTCTTAATCATGATTAAATCTAATCATGATGGATAATGACGCAGCAAAACTAGAAAACGATCATAATTTTCTATGTTTTTGTAGTTTGATGTGTATTTTAAATGGAAAAAAATTAAATCTACCAAATATATTTTTATTAGTACTTAAAAACGAAGCATATAAAAGTTTATTGAAGTATATGCTTACAATAGATAATGATTACGATCTGTTTAAATTTTTCATAGACTACGATTCTAAAATTTCAAAAAGTAAGTATATATCCAAATATTTAAATTCTGTTCAAGGAGTTAAAATTAAGAAAAATGTGTACCGATATACAAAAACGAATATACAACGAGTATCTAAAAGAAACAAGAGGAGCAAGAAACCTTCCGTACAAAAGAAGGAAGGACTTCGAGACTCTGAACGAAACAGCAAAATTGTGCCTTCTAAGGTTAGAAAAACTTTTTCTAAAAAATAGAGAAATAAAGCCTTGCGATTTCTTCAGGGCACCTTATAATGTGTATCCTGAAGGTGAGAACTTTGATTTAAAGTTCTATACTTCTCAGAAAGCGATAAAAGTTTATAAAATTTTCATCGAATCAAAAAAATATATTGACCAATCAAAAATATCTGATAATATCACAACAACTTCAGAAAAATCTGAAACAAAATAACCTAAAATACAAATAAAACTATGTTTACAACATCAATGTTTGAATCCATCAAGGAAGCCCTAGCCAAGAGTGAAACTTCATCTGGAGGTAATGGGCTTTATCGTGAAATCCTAAAGTTCAAAGCAGGCAACACTTATGTTTTGCGTTTGCTTCCTAACATCAAATCCTTAAAAGATTCGTTCTACCACTATTATGTTCATGGCTGGAACAGCTTCTCTACAGGAGAGTATGTGTCTGCTGTATCACTCCAAACAATTGGTCAGACTGATCCGATTGGAGTTGAAAGGTATCGTATTAAGAAGAACGGCACAGAAGAAGAAAAGGCGAAAGCAGAGCAAGTTAAATGGCAGGAACAGTGGTTTGTTAATGTGTATGTGGTAGATGATCCAGTTACACCTGAAAACAACGGAACTGTTAAAGTCATGCGTTTCGGTAAGAAGTTGAATAAGCTGGTTATGGCAGCTATCAGTGGTGACGATTCTGATGAATTTGGTTCACGTGTTTTTGATTTGTCAGCTAATGGCTGTAATCTTAAACTCAAAGCTGAAAAGCAAGGTGAATACGTTTCGTATGATAGTAGCCGATTCACATCTCCAACTGATCTAGGTTTATCTGAAGAACGTCAAAAAGAAATTTATGATTCTATTCATGACCTTGCTGCGATCAATCCAATTAAAACTGAAGATGAAATTATTCAGCTTTGGAAAAAGCACTTTGTTTGTGAACCACTTCCAGTTGTTGGATCTAAGGCACCAGTAGCATCAGAACCTTCAGCATCTACTGAAGAGACTAGTGATTCTAAGATTGATGATGCAATGGTTGCTGAATTGCTTAAGAGTTTTGACTCTAATTAAAACTGGATTTTAGTTAAGTTTTAAAAAACCCCAAGTCTAGACAACTTGGGGTTTTTTATTAACTATATACATGGACAATTCATTGACTGAACTTGAAGAACAAAATATAGATCCACGTGAATTACAAGCAACTTTAATGGGTTTTTTGGGACAGACTTATCAAGAAATATCTAAATACGATAATAATATTGTTTCTCCTAATGCTTTTTTAGCACCTAAAAAGCAAGAATTCCAACGCACGGCAGAGACTATTATGAGAGAAGCTATTCAGTCTACTACTGGTGCTAATCCCAATAATAGACCAACTGTTTACCCTAATAATGTTCCTAGACAGATTCAACCGCAACAACCACAGCCAAGCAATCAACCATTTTTAGAAACTGGTAAATTCGTACCACCTCCAGTAAATGACCCTAATCAGTTGGAATTTACTTTCGATAATAGTGTTACAGCAATTACTATTAACAATAAATTGGAAGATATTGAAAAAAAGTTGAAAAAGCTAGACAATTCACTACAAAAGGTGTTAGAATTCATGGAAAGTAAGAAAAATGTCCATGAACCTAAGAAT